TTCACGCTGTATGTCATCTTTGGTTTGTTTGTTTAGTTCTTTGATACGATCAGCACGTTCACTCAGCATGGTAATGCCAAGTAATTGCTCAATGATTGTGCGTTGATCGTTGGCTTTAAGACTTAGGAATGGTTCTGTATAAGTGTTAAGAGCCATGATGTGCTTGAACATGTCATGACTGAGTCCTAGCGTATGCTCAATGGCATCTTGTGTTTCTCTCGAATCGCCTTGTGCTTCGTCGGTGATTTCCTGTTCCTGACTGTTGACATAGAACTTTAGGACATTAGGCTTACGCCCACGTTCAATTTTGTATTCTGTTCCGTTGACCATAAAATCTAACGACACCAACATGTTTTTGCCGTTGGTCTTGTTGACCAAGTTATCTTTGCGAATGTTGCTTAAGGCCTGTCCATATAGGGCATAGCTGAGAGCATTGATAATTGTAGTCTTACCTGTGCCGTTACGTGAGCCATCTCCGCCCAAGTCCAAGTTCTCACCTAACACTAAGGTAAGATCTTTGCGATCAAAGTCGATGCCTTGTGTAGAATTACCCACACTCATAAAGTTACGAACAGTTAAGTTTTTAATTTGAATCATAGGTTTTGATAAATTTTAAGAAGTAGTTTTGGATCATAAAAGTCCGACTCAATAGCAGTAATTTGATCTGTAACAATTTGATCAACACTTTCAAACTTAACTTCTCCTGGTGATAGATCCATATCAACATCCGTGCGTTTGCTGGGAATTAGGGCCATTTCTCTCAAGTTATGATCTCGAATAAATGTTTCTTTGATAAAGTTTGCTTCTTCGTAGCTGATGTCAATATCTAATTCTACACGCACATGCATGTTAGGCCGTAGAATGTTGGCACCATTGTCGATGCATTCGCTTAGACGTAGCACACGATACAAAGGTTGTCCTGGCCACGCATGATATTCCTGCGGCTTGCCCCACTCCAAGATCATCATGCCACGATCACTATCGCCAGCATCGGCAAAGTTGTGAGGGAAGCAGTTGCCAATATAGTTAATATTTTTCTTGCTTTGTCGTAAGTGGAAGTGTCCAGAGAACACGCTTTCAAACCCATGAAAGTTGTCTACTTTGACTTCGCCATGATCTGGCATTTCCACCATGGCATTCATTTTAAAGTGTGGCAATTCAAAGTGTCCAAACATATACTTGCCTGACAGTTTGGCCAGCTTCTTGTGATCGTCTCCGACTAACCAAGGAGCAATGACCACGTCACCACTAGTAAACCAGTCATTGACAATGACGATATTCGGTATGTGTTTTGCCCACTCAGCGCCATGAATATCTCTTTTGTCACGATAGTAGAGATCATGATTACCGGGAATAAAATAAAAAGTATCAAAAGCACGGCTAAGTTTCTCCAGGGCTTGAACGCTGAACTGTAGCGTTTGTAGGTTAATCGATGCACGATGATTGTGCCAATCGCCTAGGAACATTCCGGTTTCACAACCTTCCTCTTTGGCCTTGGCAATAAACCAATCAATGAATGCTTCGCAATCGCGATTGTGGACCAGACTGTTACTCTTAAGACCCCAGTGTATGTCCGTACACACCGCGGCCTTCTTAAATAGGTTTGTCATAGTTGTTTATTTTACGTTAATTTTTGGGCAAAAGCAAGGCCACATTGGGCCAAAGTTCTTTGAATCGACGATGATTCCAAGAATCAAACCATTCGATCTTGTTCCATACGTCAACAAAAGAAATCGGATTGTTGTTTTGGCGTTTTAAAAAAGTTATTAATGCGTCAACTCCCTGCATGGTAAAGAGATCTCTGTCTTCTGGATGTAGGGATTCGTTGTGCCATTGTATTGTTTTTTCGAGTTCGGCTAAGGCTGTTAATTTAATCGAGTCCGGCATAAGAAACACATCAATTTCAGGCACACCGCCCACAGGTTGAAAATTAAATTTTTTGATTCCGTATTCGCTGAGTTTCTGCACAGTGGTCAATAAATCAAAGGCACTGAACATGCTGTAGACCATGGCACAAGAAACAGGCCAACGACTGGATATGTATTTTAAATTGTGCTCAACTTGAGACCAAGATGCTCCGTTTCTTACATACTCAAACTGTTCGCCAATATTTTCTAAACTCACATTCCATATGATATTTTCTCTTGGCCTGTCTAGTAAACTGGTAATACACGGCAGGCTTTCTAAGTCGTAGCTCAAATTGGTTATGATACTGATACGACAATCCTGCGGCAGCTTTTTCAATAGAGTGTAATTTTGTTTCATCAACAAAGGTTCACCACCTACCAACATGATTTCTTTGACATGATCAGCACGTTCTAGTATCCAATCCAATAGATCATCCTGATAAGATTTTACTGGAGGAATTTTTCTATCTGATGATAATCGATCCGTCCAGGTGCTACTAAAAACAGGACTGCAATACATACAACCTAGGTTACAGGTATTGTTCCAGCGTATATCTAAAAACTGTAAACGCAAGTTGTCTATGTCGGGATAGTTTTTTAAATAATATTGCCGTAACGAAGACAAACCAGAACGTTGTTCGTGTTGAATACAATCACGGCAGTTATCCAAGACAGGCGTGTCTGTTAACATGGCCTGTCTTAGACTGTTTAAAATTTCCCCGGACTCAATGGATTCGATTGATTCAGTGTTTAGATTACCCAACGAAGTGCGACCATTGCAACAGGTTCTAACTGTGCCGTCTTCTCTGATGGTTAATCCATTCCAGGGAGCCGTACAATATACGGACATTACTCTTCGCCTTGTGTGATTGTAACAACTGCTCCAAGGTTAGGGTCTTTCTTGCCTGCGTTCTGTCTAGTCCAGGAAGGATTCAGTCCAGCTTGCTCTAGCATGTCATCACGAATGTTTTGATTCTTCTTTTCCAGGTTAAGAATACGAGTAAACGAGTTAGTGATTGCGGCAGTGTAATAAGCAAAAGGATTCTGACTCTTTGATTCATCAAACTGTAGACCAATTTGACTCAACTGTAGTAAGGCTTGTCCACGCATTTCTTCGTTGTAGGTATAGCCACGCCAGTTTGATCGAGTAGCATAGCGTTCACACAGTTTCATAAACATGTGTGCCAGCTTGCGAGTCATTTGTCCGTGATCTTTTGAAAACTCTCCGTTGACTAGATCACCTTTCCAGTGACTTTTGCCCACCAAGAATGGTTCCTTGTTGTCATCTAAACGATAGTGATAAAACGGAGGAAAGTTCAAGCGAACGTGTTTTTCATCCAACACCGGCTCCTCAACAAGATCAGCCAAGGGATCATCGCCATCTAAATCCAGTTCAAAAATATCATCCAGCTTTTTCTTTTTGGGTTGTGTTTTAGGAATCTTCTTAGGTGCCATGGGTATGTGTTCCCACATGGTAATTCTAAACACCAGGTCAGTGTTGGGGATTTTTTTAGGATCCACAATGGTGCCTTCGCGCTTTAGACGATCAGCACGATTGCGACGAGCTTCGGCAATAGTGCGTTGATTGATCTTTTCTATAGTGGGCAAAATAATATCATACTGATGATCCACAACAGGATCTCGGTAACTACAGTAGGTATTTTTGCTTAGGTGTATTTCTTTTAAAATATCTCGATTATTGAGATAGTTGACTTTTGTTGGTGTTTTAACTGGTGCTGTGGCCAATGACAATCTCCTAGTAATATACTTATTGTAGCATAAAAGCCACGGTTGTCAACCTCTAATCATTAAATACGCCTATTTTTTCTGCGGTAAATATAACGATAACAGGACAAGTTAATGCCATACATTACATTTAACGGACAACTATTTCAAATAACGCAAGCTCAATACGATGGCTATACCATTGGCGATCCATTGCCCAACGGCGCTATTTTTACCAGTCCTGGCAATGTTGCGGCAGGTGGCACAGTTACAGAAAATAACTCAACAACCACACCGATTCTAGAACCAAATACTACTGACAACACTCCTGGGCAAACACTAACAACTACAACAGCAACAACCGAATCTGCGCCAGGCGATGTTAGTTCTGCTGTTGATCCACAAGCTAGTTTGGCTCCAGGTGAAACTATTGTTTCTACTGATCAAATTAATACTTCGCCCGAGGCACTCAATGCTCTTGCAGCTGCTCAAGGAGTAGCCGGCGAAGAAGGAAATATTACTGCTGACACACTTGCACGTGAGCCAGGAAGTCTTACCCCAGCTGAATTAAATGCCATTGCTGATGCACAAGGCGTAGCCGGCGATGAAGGAACTGGTGTTGCTGCCAGCGATGTTAACACCGGTGCAGAATCAACCACAAACGATGACTATTATGCCAGCCCTGATGCAGTTGGTCCACCTGCTCCGGGTGGTGCTGGCGCAGGATCCAACACAGCAACAGCCGACTCGGCTGGAGTAATTCAAGGCCTAACATCAACAGCACAAAGTCAACAAACCTATGCAATACAGCGTCGTCAAGTCAACAATGCTGACTGGCGTGTGCGTTTGAGATTGGCGCCAAACAGCAACTATTTGTATAATGCTAGCCAACCTGGAATACTGAAACCACTCAAGGTCACTGACGGAATTGTGTTTCCTTATACTCCGTCAATCAGCACTTCATATCGTGCGCAATACACTCCGTATGATTTGACTCACAGTAACTACAGAGGTTACTGGTATTCCAGCAGTTATACAGACGTGGTTCAGTTGAATGGTATGTTCACTGCTCAAGACACCAATGAAGCAAATTATTTGTTGGCAGTGATACACTTTTTGAGATCTGCTACAAAAATGTTTTATGGCCAAGACGCCGAACGTGGAAGCCCACCACCGGTATGTTATTTGTCAGGACTTGGTGAGTATCAGTTTAAAGAACATGCTTGTCTAATACAGCAGTTTACCTATAACTTGCCGGCTGACGTTGATTATATTCGTGCAGGTTCGCCCAATCAAGTTGGACTAAATTTGACTAATCTTCGTGATCGACAAGATGTAGCTACCAATAGTATTTTTGGTCAAATCAACAGATTGGCCAACGCATTTTTAAACAAGGGCGGAATAAATCAACCACCTGCTCCACCCACGCTGGGATTAAACGCACCGGCTTATGTGCCAACCAAAATGGAAATTCAATTGAGTTTATTACCGGTTCAAAGTCGCAATCAAGTCAGTAAACAGTTTAGTCTCAAGGGCTTTGCCAATGGAGATTTGATCAAAGGAGGATTCTGGTAATGGCCACTTACGATTCAGCCAGTCCTTACTATAGCACACAGTATAGTCAATTTTTCTTGGATGTCATGGTCAACAGACCTATACCTAAACAAACTGATGATCAGTTGTTTAAAATTAATGCTACCTATCAGTATCGACCTGACCTGTTGGCGTTTGACTTGTATGATAACTCCAAACTCTGGTGGGTGTTTTATCAACGCAATCCCAACACACTTACCGCACCCCCGTTAGATTTCAAAGTAGGCACATTGATATACATTCCAAAAATTACTACATTACGTTCAGTGTTAGGATTCTAACATGGCACAAACTCCACAAGAAGCCGCTCAAGCAGTTGCTGCCGCAGAAGCACAAGGACAAAATAATTCTCCTTATGTGAGCACGATTCCTACGTCGGTGGCAGCCGATACTCTGGATACTACACAAAGTCAAGCCACTCCGGCAAATGCACCAGTCTTCACAGCGGCACAAGTAAATCAAAATTTAGCTGCCACAGGAGCCTCAGGCGCAGCTACACCTACTACCCAGCCTGGTGCAGGAGCCGCAACTGAAGATAAATCAGGCTCAGCCACTACAGCAGCTGGCAAAATTATTTCAGCGTCATTTAATCAGACCATTGTGCCACAGCCCAACGTGCTTGACAAGTATGTGAGCTATACCTATGGTGTCAGTTGGTATCTTATTACTCCGCAACAGTTTGATAATTTCCAAAAGGGCAACAGAAATTTTGCTACCTGGCAACTGTTGGCGCAATCGGGCGGAGCAAGTCAAACTGGACGCAATCAATTTTTCCAACTAGACTACTACATGGATGATTTTGTTATAGAAACCACCTGTGTTGGCAAAGGAACAGGAACACCTACGCAGGCAACTCTTATTGAATTCACAATCAAAGAACCCAATGGCCTTACACTGATTCCAAATTTATACAAAGCAGTAGACACTCTTTATAAACAAAACAATTTGTCCAACGGAAACGCTACCAGTTACGTAGCAGCCACTTATGTTTTGGTCTTTAGATTTTACGGCTACGACGAAAACGGAAAACTTGCGAACCCTATTCGCGGACAAGGACTCACTGGATACCCAGCAATTTCATCAGATCCTAAATCAATTGTGGAAAGATATTATCCATTTTTGATACAGGATCTTACGTTCAGTGTCACTAATAAAATTATTGAATACAAAGTAAAAGGACAACCAGTTCCTTATCAGACCGCTGTTAGTTTTGACCGCGGCAGTATTCCGTTTCAGTTTGAATTGGTCGGCGAAACTGTTACAGATATTTTGGTAGGCAAACCAGTAGGCACACAGTATGCCACCACTGCAGGCGAACGTGAGAGCACTCCAACACCAGCGCCTACGCAACCAGCACCAGCACCTACCACTGTAGCAGACTTACCAATGAAACAGCAAGCAGCCATTGCTGCTGGAACCGATCCTAACGCAGTAACCGACTCGGGCATGGCCTTTGGTGGTGGAGGATTATAATGGCACTTATATATGATGCACTGGGTAATGTTATAGGCGAAGACGGACCAACACCAGGAGTTCGTACTGCCAGTGGCCTAGATAGTCCAATTGCTCCAGCACCTGCTGTAACCAATACATCTAGCAACGCTACTGGAACAACTTCGGCACCACCCAATGCCGCAGCAGCTGCCAAGAAAGAAAACACATTCACTGGTTTGTGTGAAGCACTGAATACCTTTCAAAAAGAACAAGAAAAGAAATTGCCTGGCTATGTTGCCGACGAATATATTATTGAATTTGCGCCGGCTAGTCTAGGTGATAGCACAGTCAAAAAACCTGGCAACACAGATTTTAGCAATACCCCTAATCAAGAAATTGACCCCAACGGTAAAAGTTTAAATCCAGCAACCAACAGTGTCAAGACTTCGGCACGTGTATTGCCTGTGGTTGCCGGCACACAGATTGTGCAGTTTATTGATCAGGTCATGCGCAACAGCAGTTATATCAGTGACCAAGCACTGTATATCAAGGACGAAGTCACCGGTGCTATCAAACCCAATGCCAACACCAAAAATGGACAGACAGCCTGGTTCAAAGTAAGTGTTACAGCTACTCCGCTGAAGATGGACAAGGTTCGCAATGATCATGCTTATCGCATGAAGTTTACCATTACACCGTATGCCATAAATCAAGTGCGTAGCGACTGGTTTGCCAAGGGCAGATACAGAGGCACACACAAGGTTTACAATTATTGGTTTACCGGTGAAAATAATTCTGTGCTTGATTTTCAAATCAACTACAACAGTTTGTATCGCACAGTGATAACCGGCAACAGTATTGGTTCCAGTTCGCAGGTCACATCGGACCCTAGAGCCATTGTCAAAAAAACTTTTATGCCAGCATCGGCACAAAGTGACAAAGGAGCAAAAAACGGTGCCAACGAGCCAGCAGCCAATCTAGCAGACAGTTTGTATAGTCCCAATGACTTTGCCGAAACAAAAATACGTATAGTAGGTGATCCTGCCTGGATGCAACAGGGCGAAATCACCACCGGAGTCAGTGCTAGAACTTTTAACTTTGCTCCATTCAACAGCGACGGCGGAATCAATTTTGACAGTCAAGAAATTGTATTTTCTATAAGTTTCAATCGCCCCACTGACTATGACTTCAACACTGGCCTGATGAATGTCAATGCCAACAATGTTACTTCGGGACAAAACGCTGCCACTGGTAGTGTTCGTGCTCAAGAAACCATGTTGTTTCAAGCACAAAAAGTTAGACACACATTTAGCAAAGGTAAATTTGAACAAGAAATTACCGGAACCTTGCTACAAGAATTTTATGACAATTTGTCTGGCTCGGCCACAAATCAAAGTGGCGCAGGTATTCAAGCGCCACAGCCTGCATCGCAAGCAGGCCAGACAGCTGAAACTCCTTCAGCATCTGTGGCTACAGCAGGCAATTCAAACAACGGCACTACTACCATTGAAGAAACAGGTGTGCGAGCTCCTAGTCGGTCAGCCGAAGACAATGGTCCAGTTACTACATCTACACCTCCAAATTCCAACGCACAGGATCAGGCAGCACCTACCAGTGACAATGGTCCAGCACCGCAACAACCAGCTGGACCAACCACATCAAACGGCACAGTGGTGGCATCATACAATAATTCATCGCCAAGTAATCCGCTGGGAATTGGTAATCCTTTAGATGTTTCAAGACTCACCGCAGAAGAGCGAGCCATTTATAATATTGGACAACAATCTGCTGTAAATAGCACACCCCAAACCACTAACAGAGATGCATAATGAGCGAAAATAGTCAAAGCGGTATAGGCCGCCCGTCGAATTTTAAATTTGATCGAGGTGGCAATCCCACGGAAATGGGCCCGTTTATTGGCGAGGTCATGAACAATGTTGATCCCAGTAGACAAGGTCGTTTACAAGTGTATATTGAACAGTTTGCCAACGGCTCAGACAAAAAGAACAAACAAATTTGGCGCACCGTAAGTTATTGTCCACCTTTCTACGGAGCCACACCACGCAGTGATGCTTCAGGCACACAGGGCACTGGAACATACCCAGGCAATCAAAGCAGTTACGGCATGTGGTTTACTCCTCCGGATCTGGGTGTCATGGTTCTGTGTTTCTTTGTAGCAGGCGATGCCAATCAAGGTTACTATGTGGGTTGTATTCCTCAGCAGGGCCTGAATCGTATGTTGCCAGCCATTGGTTCTACAACCAATTATGTTCCAGGCAATGCCAACCAAGAAACATACTTTGCCCAAAGTCCGCGCTTACCGGTCACAGAAGTCAACAATGCTCCTGAGAATACCAAGATCAGTGAGAACCCACAGTTTTTTGATCAACCCAAACCTGTGCATGCCTATGCGGCTGCTGTGCTATTCCAACAAGGCCTAAACAACGACCCTGTGCGTGGGTCAATTGGATCCAGTGCGCAGCGTGAAAGTCCCAGCAGTTGTTATGGTATTTCAACTCCGGGTCGTGCTATCTATGCCGGTGGAGCCACCGATGCTAGTATCAGCAAACAAGTGTCAGGCAACGGAGTAGCCGCAGGACAGGCTACGGTTATTGGTCGTCGTGGTGGACACACATTTGTCATGGATGATGGTGCGCTAGACGGTAGCGATAACCTTGTGCGGATACGCACAGCCAAAGGGCACCAAATTATCATGAGCGACGATGGCAACTGTTTTTACATTTGCCACGCCAACGGTCAAGCCTGGATTGAGCTAGGTCAAGAAGGAACCCTAGATGTGTTTACTACCAACTCGGTCAACATGCGTAGTCAAGGCACAATTAATTTACATGCTGACAAAGATGTCAATATTTTTGCTGGTGAAAAACTAAACATGAAGGCCATGAAAGGCGTGGCAATACAATGCGACGACGAACTGAGTCTTGCTTGTAAAAAAGCTCTTACATTGTTTAGTGAAAGTCAAATTGGCATCAAGTCCAATCAAACATTTGCTATAAAAAGTAAACTGGCCACTATCGATGGCGGATCTTCATTGAGTCTTAAAGGAGTGTTGATGCAGTTAAATGGCGGTCCTTCTCTGGGTGTAAATGCTCCCAAGGGCCTTACCAAATATATCATGCCAGACACTAGTTTCAACAATTCCACAGGTTGGGAAATTAAAGCTGATGGTATTGAAAGTATTGTGACTCGTGCACCCACACACGAACCATGGCCGTATCACAATCAAGGTGTCAGTGCCAGTGTCAGCTTGTCCGACGGGCAAACAACACCAAGTCCTGGTGCTGCCACATTGCCAGCCGGAGTAACTATTACTAAGACCAACTAACATGGCTATTTTTAAATATACCCTTCCTAGCGGCGCTGAATACACGGTAGAAACTCCGTCGGGCTATACACAAACACAAGCTGACTATTTGTTTTACAGTCAGGTGGCTGCGGGCAGTCTGGTAGGCTATACCAAAGGACAATCGCTGTCTACCTTGCAGACACAAATAACAAAATTTGAGCTGAGTCGTTTAGATCGTGGCACAGCAGGAGTAGACATCTTGACCGTTTTGGCTATCTCAGATGGGTCGCCTGTGGCCACAGTGCCTAACTTGTCAGGTGTGCCTTTAAAAAATCCTATTACAACAGCTGACTATGCTCAGATAGGACCGGTTACTCCGGTGGGCTCGTTAACTGCTGAACAAACACAGGCCGTATTGGCACAAACACAAAATCTAGTAGACCAACCCGCTGACACAGTATCCACTGATAAAGGAGTAGGCAGTTATGGTCTAGGTCCTAATCAACTTGAAAACGCTGGCTATCTTAAACCTGGCACCAGTAACTATCCTGATTTTAATTGTGTGGTAGGAACTCCCAGTGTATGGACCGGTAAAAATGGTGTGTATAGTTTGGCCGACGTAACAGGTGATCCTGCACTACAAACACAAATTCAAACCGCAGTCATGCAGAACAGCTATAATGCGCTCACTGCCAGCGGAACCATACAAACTCCGGCCAGTTCTCCTGCGTCGATCAGCACAGGACAAGTTTATACAAGTGCCGGTGTGTTGGCCACATTGACTGCTCCTGCCTTGGTAACTGGCACCGCAGTATTAACCAACAATCTAAACAGCTTAGTAACAAAATCATTTGCCAGTGCTGGTAATATCAGTTCTCTGTTAAGTAACCCAGTTAGTTCGATCAACACCATTGCTTCGGGCGCAGTAAATTCAATCACACAGTCAGCAACAAACTTAGTTTCAACAGCTTCGGGTGCTGTGACTCAATTGGCATCAAATCTTTCTAATCAAGCTGCTGGCGCAGTGGGTGCATTGGTTACTAATGCCAGCCAATTTGGTTCAACTGTAACCGCAGCCTGGGCACAAGGCAGTTCATTGTTGAGTGGCGCAGTCAATGGGTTGACCAACACCGCGGGTGCAGTTACCAGTGCCATTGGAACAGCTACAGGTGCAGTTAACAATGCTATAGGATCAGTTAACAATGCTTTAGGATCAGCCTCGGGTGCCCTGGGCAATTTAACCGGCTTGGCCAGCGGAGCACTAGGATCTTTACAAGGTCAAGCTCAGGCCTTGCTGTCGCAATTTGGTAGCAACCTTGATATTTTTGGAAAAATGTCACAGTTCAGCGTAGATTTCAGTTTGTTTAGTTCCGACAGCTTAGTGTCGGCCACTAAAGTTGCTGCTGGTTTTTCAAACACAGTGAATCGACAAACTGTGGACGCGGCTGTAAATCGTATCCTAGGAAATGCCAAAATTCCCGCGCCTACATTTGAATTTCCAAGTATAGGATCCAGTGCTATTGCTGCTGATATAAAATATGCACAGCAACAACTACAAAGCCTGGCTAGCACTGCTACTGGTCTAGCCGGCACTGCCAGTGGCCTAGTTAACAATGCCACTGGCACTGTTAGAAACCTAATAGGATAAGTGTAAATACAGTATGACTACATTTGTTGGCTTTAACACAATCAATCAAAATAAAAAATTCACGTTGGTAGACATGGATTTAATTAAGCGCGATTTATTAAATGCGTTTAATATTCAACAGGGTCAGTTGGTTGGAATTCCTGGTTATGGCACTGTGATTTGGAATTATCTGTTTGAAAATCAAACACAAAGCACAGAACAGGCAATCGCTCAAGAAATTCAACGTGTGGCCGGTGGCGACCCTAGAATTTATATCAATCAAGTTGAAGTATTCCCACAACAAAATGGCATGCTGATTCAAATTGAACTTCAATTTGTGCAGGGTCAAACAGCCGAACTATTATCGGTTTTCTTTGATCAACAAGCACGTCGCGCCAGCTACGTTTAACTACCCACTTTATTCCTGTAATAAATAATAGAACAACGGAATAACCATGGCTAAAACTACAAGACAAACCGCGATATTTGGCGTTGAAGATTGGAAGAGAATCTATCAAACCTACCGCGAAGCTGACTTTCAAAGTTACGATTTTGAAACCCTACGCAAGAGTTTTGTCGACTACTTACGCCTTTACTATCCAGAAACTTTTAACGATTACATCGAGTCTAGTGAGTTTATTGCCTTGCTTGACGTCATGGCCTTTATGGGTCAATCGTTAGCATTCCGCACAGATTTAAACACACGTGAGAACTATCTAGACACAGCTGAGCGCCGTGATAGTGTGGTTAAATTGGCACAATTAGTCAGTTACACACCCAAGCGCAACACAGAAGCATCAGGATATTTAAAAGTTTTCAGTGTTCAAACCACAGAAAATGTCACGGACTACAATGGTGTTAACCTCAGCAACATCACAGTCAACTGGGCAGACCCTAGTAATGCTGACTGGCAAGAACAATTTACTGCAATTATTAATGCGTCGTTGTTGAACACACAGCGCATTGGACGTCCCGCAAATGAACAAACTATTCTTGGCGTAGACACACAAGAATACACAATTAATCTAGTGCCAGGATACATTCCTATTATTCCTTACACAGCCACCATTGATGGTGTCAACATGCCTTTTGAAGTGTGCAACAGCACCGCAGCAGGTAAATCATTTATCTACGAACCAGCACCTAGACCCAATGGTGAATTTAATGTTTTGTTCCGCAATGATCAATTGGGTTTTGCCTCGGCCAATACAGGCTATTTCTTTTTATTCAAACAAGGTGTCTTACAAAGCCAAGATTTTAACTTGCCTGAGCGCATCAGTAATCGTGCTGTAGACATCAACATCGAAGGTGTCAACAACGAAGACGTTTGGTTATATCAGCTAGACAACATAGGAAACATTGCCAGCGAATGGACGCTGGTGCCCAATGTTTACGGCGCAGCAGTTGAACAATTAACTCCAGGCACAAGAACAATTTATTCCGTGACAAGTCGTGCCAATGATCAAATTACCTTAAACTTTGGTGATGGTGTATTTTCAACCATTCCAGTAGGCACATTCCGCAATTATGTGCGTGCCTCAAACGGACTGACTTATATTATTAATCCTGTTGAAATGCAGAACGTGATTGTGCCAATTTCGTATGTGAGTCGCACGGGACAAATTGAAACAATTACATTTACCTGTGGAATTACACAGCCAGTTAGCAACGCACAGTCACGTGAAACCATTGGCGAAATCAAACAACGTGCTCCGGCTCGTTACTACACACAGGATCGCATGGTCAACGGTGAGGACTACACAAATTATCCATTTACTGCCTACAATAGTATTTTAAAATCCAAGGCCTTGAACCGTGCGTCAATTGGCACAAGTCGTTATCTGGATCTAGTAGATGGCACAGGCAAATATTCATCAACTAATATTTTTGCTGCCGATGGTGCTCTCTATGAAGAAAATACTCTGCCAGCCTTCCAGTTCAGTTATCTAACTGTCAATGACATCAATGATGCCATTACTAATAAAATACAACCGGCTCTATTAGACGCAGGAGCTCAACAGTTTTATTATAATAATCCGCAGTATGTGGCAATTCGTCCTAACCTGGCTGTTTTAAATTTAAGTTGGCATGAAAGCACTCGAGTGGTCAATGAAACCACCGGCTATTTTATGAACGAACTGGGTAATCCTGTCATGATTGGCACTTACAGTTCTAGCAATAGCAAATATATTCAAGTAGGATCCTTGGTTAAATTCGCAGCACCCACTGGTTATTTCTTTGACAAAGACAATCAACTACAAGTAGGTGTGCCTACTCGAGCCGATGAAAAATTAACTATTTGGGCTTCACCACAAGCAATTTACTTGGATGGAACCAATCAAGGCCTGGGCAATTTACCTTCGGGCGTGGGTCCAGTGGTATTGGACATTTATGTGCCCACAGGTGCTATTGCTACTCAGGTAATTCCAATTTTTGTAACAGATTTTACCAATGTATTTTTACAAAGTATTGCTGAACAAATTCGTTTGAATCGTCCGTTTGGCTTGGGCTACGATAGTTTAACAGCCACATGGTATTTGATTAATTCAGCCAACATTGCGCTGAATGCGCCATTTAGTTTGGTCAACGCACAGAGCACAGAAGGTGTCAACAATGATGCTTCCTGGTTTATTCAGGCCACTACTGATGGTTCGAACTACACAATCGTTACTAGAAATTTAGATTATTTCTTTGGAAGTGTGATTGAAACTCGTTTCTTTTTCTTTACCGGACAAAAAATCTACGACAGTAGAACCGGCACAGTGATTTCAGATTTTATTAATATTTTAAAGACCAACAGTAAGCCTGACAACAACACACCTTTGGATGGCGATACTCGCGTTAAGATTATTGGACAGCCAGTAGAAAGTGATGGCTATGTGGACGACTTCCAGGTCTTGGTCAGTTTCCAAGACAGCAACAGCGACGGCATACCAGACAATCCAGATTTCTTTAACGACATTGTGGCACCCACTGTGAATCCCAATCAAAAGCTGGTGTTCCTAGAGCAAACAGTGGACTTTGACAATCTACAACGTTACCTATTGGTAGAAGCTGGTCGAGTCAACAGCGACTATCCTACACTGGATGCTATAGAATTGGCCAAATCTGAGTTTGCGGTTGGTCAAGTATTTTACGCATGGAACCCCAACAACACAACTATTACCAACCCTGCCAATTTTGATTACACAGCAGGCTTGTTTTATCAATTAGATTTGGCATTGGACAATCAGACCCTGGTAATAAATCCTGCCACTGGTTGGATTGCTAGAACAGGACGTCAAGATTTGTATTTCCAATATCGTCACAACAGTCCATTGACCAGTCGAATTGACCCAGGCACAACCAACATCATTGATGTATATGTTGTGACTTTGGCCTATTACACAGCTTATCAAAACTGGATCAAAGATTCTACCGGCACAGTTACACAACCTATACCACCTACCATAGATGAGTTGACCACAGAATATTCTGGACTCCAGAATTATAAAATGATTTCAGACAACATGATTATTAATTCAGTAGAATTTTTGCCCTTGTTTGGCAGCAAGGCACCCGAAGCTTTGCGAGCAATAATTAAAGTTATTCCTGCTGCCAATACCACAGCCAGTGTTAGTGAAATTAAAAATCTAGTTGTGGCCAACATGGATGCATATTTTAGTCTTGACAAATGGGATTTTGGTGCCACATTCTATTTTTCAGAATTGGCAGCCTATATCCACAGTCAAATTGGAGATATTGTTAGCTCGGTTGTATTGGTGCCACTTAACCCAGAAAAATCTTTTGGTGACTTATATGAAATTCGTTCTGCACCTAATCAGATATTTGTTAATGCGGCCACAGTCAATGATGTGCAAGTAATCACAGCCCTGACATCAACCAATATCAGAACAGCACCTGGTAGCGGAGTAATTTAATGGCCGGACAAGTTCGCACAATTGATTTTTTACCAGAAATATTTCAAACTCCGGTTAACCGGCAGTTTCTCAATGCTACCTTAGATCAGCTAGTTCAAGAGCCTAAATTTAAAAAGACTCAAGGCTATGTTGGACGTCGAGTAGGTCCTGGAGTCAACGCCGATGACAAATATGTAGTTGAACCCACTCCAAGTCGTAACAACTATCAACTTGAACCCGGTGTTGTTGAAATTGATCCAGAAAACAGCAGTAAAATTCTAGATACCATTACCTATCCAGGCATCACAGATGCGCTTAAATTACAAGGCGGTGTCACTGACAATGCTGATCGTTTATACACATCACAATACTATGCGTTTGATCCGTTTGTGGACTTTGACAAATTCACAAACTTCAGCCAATATTATTGGTTGCCCGAAGGACCCTTGGATGTAGACGTTTCAGCAACAACAATTCCGTTGACCGACGACATCACTGTTACTCGCGAAAATGGCGTGTACATGTTTAGCGGCCGTTCAGGAACCAATCCTTCATTGACCTTGGTTCGTGGTGGAAGTTACACGTTTAATGTAGCACAAAACGCCAAAGAAACTGTCAACTACAGAGTAGGAAATTCGGGAGTCAGTGCTTATCTGATTGACTATGAAGCCAATCCAACCTTGACCTTGGTGCGCGGCAACACCTATGTGTTTACCTTAAACCTTGAAGGAATTTTTCCTTTTTACATCAAGACCATTGCCAGTCTGGGCAATGTAAACACTTACGACAACGGAGTAACCAACAACGGCGCCACAGTAGGAACAATTACATTTACAGTTCCGCAAGATGCACCCGACACTCTGTATTATTCCTGCTCAACAGAATTTAACCTGCGCGGCCAACTCAATATCATTGACGGCACACCAGGAACTGGTCCGGGCTTTTGGATTCAGGCTGAACCTGGAGTTAGTGGAACCTTGCCTTGGGCACAAAACATTAGTAGTCGCGATGTTCTAGGAGTTATCAACAACGGTGAAGATCTAGGCACAGTTACATTTAACGTTCCTTACAGCACCGCACAGAGTTTTTATTACAGTTTAAACAATATTGGCAACTCAAATGTGGCCAGCACAGTTGACCTGGTAACCACACTGCAATTTGATCAAATCAACAATCAGTATGTGACTCAATTTAATTCTGAGTTTAATGGTATTGACGGTATTACCAGTCTAAATGGCCGCACTGTGGTATTCCTAAATCAAAACATTGATCCAGAAGCTGGTGGTTGGTTACGCACCACACAGTTTGATCCTTTGCCAAGAAATGATTCTTTCAACGGCGAATCTGGTAGTTTTGACACACTACCATTTGATCAAACAACCGCTATTGATCCAGCCAACTACTACAGTGTTTGGCAAATACAGTACGAATATGACAGTGATGGCAATGCCTACATGGTTCTTAATTCTGTTCTGGAAGTAGATAAACTACAAAAGTTTTCAATTGCCTATGGAAACGAATACAGCAATACCAGCTGGTATAAAAATGCGTCAGGGTTCTTTGAAGAAATTCCATTGCTGACCGCTATTAAAAATATACTTTGGTATCAAGACGGCACAGATCCCGAAATCTTTGGACAAATAAGATTAATTGATCAAAATCAAAATGCCACAATATTTGTTGAAAGCAACGCAGCACCAGTTACACTCTATGGAGCCTACATCAATGGCAGTCAGCTGACCATTACAGGATCCAGCGGAGTTATTGTGCCAGGCATGCGACTCAGCGGCGGCGGAGTGACCACAGAAACTTATATTCTAAGTGGCTCTGGCAATACCTGGACACTCAATAAATCAGCGTCAGGCAGTCCGACCACCGCGGAAATTGTTGAAATTCTTGGAGCCAAAAATTATACCAGCCCCAATGGCGTGGTGTTTACCAACGGTCTTAAAGTAACGTTCCGCGGCAGTGTTTATCCAGAAAGTTACGCCAACCAAACCTATTATGTAGAAGGTGTAGGCACAGCAATAAAACTCCTGCCCATTGGCAATTTTATCACACCAGAAACCTACACACAAAGTGGCACAGTGCCTTATGACTCAACCCCATTTGACGTTGGCAATTTTGATGCCACACTGAATGCTCCGGTTGAACCCGACTACTTGACCATTAATCGTGCCAGTGCGGATTTGAACGCCTGGACTCGTAGTAATCGTTGGTTCCATGTTGATGTTATCAACTACTCGGCTGAATTAAACAATGTAGTTCCTACTGTTGATAATTTACAACGCGGACGCAGACCTATTTTAGAGTTTTGTGCAGGCACAAGATTATTTGATTTTGGAACCGAAGGTATACCTCCTGTTAATATTATAGATTTCAGTGCCACTGATGCTTTAAGCAACATCAATGGATCCTTGGGCTACAGCACCGACGGATATACTTTTATCGACGGCACCACTGTTATTTTTGCTGGCGACACAGATCCTGAAGTTCGTAACCAAGTGTATCAAGTTGAATTTATTACACCTGACACTGTGCCACCGTTGATTGCTGAACCAATTATTAATTTGACTCCGGTTTACTCTACTCCAATTCAATACGATCAAACTGTGGTTGTTCTTAGTGGACAAACACAACAGGGTCTGAGTTACTGGTTTGATGGAGTAGAATGGAAAGCAGCACAACAAAAAACAAAAACAAATCAAGCACCGTTGTTCAACGTTTACGACAAGGACGGAATAAGTTTCAGTGACCGTGTCAAATATCCAAGTACAACTTTTGCTGGAACCAAGTTGTTTAGTTATGCCACACCTAGCACAGCAACAGAAACAGAAATTTATAGTTCATTGAACGATCCTGTGCTGGGCTTCCAGTTGGTTTATCTAAGTCTCAGCAACGTGGGCGACATTGTGTTTGACAATAATCTTTACAAGGATACTTTTGTCTACGCTGTTAACTCTGTGGGCACAACCGTGCCTATCAGTAACGGATTTATTCGAGAGTATTCTGATCGCACAACATTTAATCGCGAAATTGGTTGGCAAACGGCTGTAACCAAGAGTCGTGCTCGCCAACAATTCCAATTTACCTATGATGGTAAACCGTTGTTGTTGGATGTAAAAGTTGTAACTTCAAAAGTGTTGCCAGCAATTCAACTGTTTGTAAATGCTTCGTTTGAAGAATCCAGCAACTATACAGTTAAAACCACAGACACAACAACTACCATTACACTTTTAAAAACTTATCCGTTGGGCAGTGTTATCGAAGTTGATGTGCTCAGTGATCAAGTTAGTAAAACTGGTTTTTATCAGGTTCCAGTTAACTTGGAAAATAATCCATTGAATGCCAACAGTGAACAATTTACCTTGGGCACTATTCGTAATCACTATGGAACCATTTGTCAAAACCTAATTAATTTATCTGGCCCAATCAACGGCGCCAACAACACTCGTGACCTAGGCAACATTGTTCCTTATGGTCAGCAAATACTACAGCAGTCAAGTCCGCTTACCTTGGCCGGCTACTTCATGCGCAGCAAAGATTATGATATTTTTGCTGCCTTGGAATACAACAGTCGCGAATATATTAAATTTAAATCTAAATTGCTAGACACCGCAGTCAACAAAGACTTCGGCGACATGACTATTCCTGAAATTTTAGATGCTATTATCGCAGACATTACACTGGGCCGCACAAATCTTAACCCATTTTACTGGTCAGACATGTTGCCCACTGGCAGTGTTTTACAAACCACAAACACTACAGTAACAGCAATTACCACATCGGTCTTTAACACTTTACAAACTTATGATTTTACATCCAGTAATTACTTGGGTTTGTTGGTGTATATCTATCCAGCGTCTGATCCTACTCGACCTATTTTATTAGAACGTGGCTATGATTATGTGGTCAGTGCCGACAGTCCACGCTTGACTATCACAGTGCCTTTGACCATTGGCGATGTTGTCAGCATCTGCGAATACAATAACACAGCTGGTAACTTTGTTCCTAATACTCCTACAAAGTTAGGTTTATATCCTAAATACAAACCAGAGATTTTCCTAGATACCAACTATGTTGACCCAACCTATGTGATCCAAGGACACGATGGTTCGATTACTGTGGCATTCCAAGATTTCCGTGATGAAATTTTATTGGAATTTGAAAAGCGTATCTACAACAACTTAAAGACCGACGACAATCCAATTCCGTTGACTGTAGATGAAGTCATTCCGGGCTTCTTCCGCACAACCGATTACACACAAGATGAAATCACAGCTATTTTAGGCGAAAGTTTCTTGTCATGGGTAGGTTGGAACAAGTTAGATTACAAGGCACAAGATTATATTGCTAACGATCCTTTCACTTACAATTATAGTGAAGCTGGCAGTAAACTCAACACAGCTGATCAAGTAACCAACGTAGACGAGCCACCACTGTTGGGTGCATGGCGTGGTATCTATCGTTACTTCTACGATACAGAAAGTCCTAACTACACTCCGTGGGAGATGCTGGGCTTTAGTGAAGAACCAGACTGGTGGGCAGATCGTTATGGTCCTGCTCCTTATACGTCAGACAACTTGGTTCTCTGGGATGACTTGGCCAATGGTTATGTAGCTGATCCTACAGCGCCATATGTTAAACCCAACTATATTCGTCCAAACCTACAGTCAGTGATTCCGGTAGGCACCGAAGGACAACTATTAAATCCTTTAGAGAGTGTGGTCGGACAATATGATCCTACAGCATTCCGTAAGAGTTGGCAAGTAGGCGACGGCGGCCCTGTAGAATACTCATGGTGGACTAGCTCAAGCTATCCATTTGCGGTCATGCGTTTGTTGGCCTTGACAAGACCTGCAGAGTTTTTTGCCTTGTTTGCCGACAGAGACAATTATCGTTTTGATGCTGAACTAGGACAATACCTATACAATGGTCGTTACAGATTAGATGCCAACGGAGTTCCGGTCTATGGCAATGGTCAAAGTAGAGCCAGTTATATTGACTGGATCGTTGACTACAATCAACAACTAGGTATCAACAGCACCACTGCTTTGACCACAGCCCTGTCCAATTTAGATGTGCGTTTATGCTATCGTATGGCAGCGTTTAGTGATCCTCGCTATTTAGAAATTTACAGTGAGCGTTCAAGCCCTAACAGCAACAACAGTAGCCTGCAGATCCCGCCCGAGAGTTATAATCTCTTACTGTACAAAAATCAGCCATTTGCTGACATTACCTATAGCGCCTTGATTGTTGAGCGTGTGGTTGATGGCTATGCGGTTTTTGGTTACAGCACAGTGGCTCCTTATTTCCAAGTGTTAGAAAGTTTCAGCAACGGAGTATTACAAACTATCAATGCCGGCGGCGTAGAAGTGCGTGTGCCTGCGCAATACACTGATAACATAGCTCAAATTCCTTATGGTTACACCTTTACCAACACAACCATGGTGGTGGACTTTATTTTAAGCTATGGAAAATATCTTGAAACCCAAGGCCTAATTTTTGACGATCAACAAAATGGTTACACATTGGATTGGCGTCAGATGGCAGCTGAATTTTTATACTTCAGTCAGCAGGGTTGGACCGAAGGCACAATGATTAACCTTAATCCAATGGCCACAACACTCAAGGCCTATCGTCCTGGTGCTGTGGTGGATTCCATTATTAGTTTAACACCCGAGAACATGGTGTTGGATCAAAATCGTGGTGTATTGGAAACTCGCAATTTGGTCATTGATCGTGAAGGCAACTACTTCACTATAACTTCTACCAATAATCAAACAATTAGTTTCTTGCAGATGCGTTGGACCAACTATGAACACATGGTTGTGTTAGATAATCGCAGTATTTTCAACGATCTTTTATACGATACAGTAACTGGTGCTAGACAAAATCGAATCAAGATTGCAGCAGCAACTACCATTGAATGGGACGGCGAAGTAAATGCCCAGGGCTTCATACTCAACCAAGCCAATGTTAAACAATGGCAACCTTATGTCAAGTATACCAAAGGCGAAATTGTCAAATACAAAAACCAATACTGGCAAGCAATTACCATTATTCAACCCAAAGAAAAATTTGATTTCAATGACTGGTACAAGAGCAACTATGATCGAATTGAACAAGGTCTCTTACCAAACATTGCCAACAAGGCAAATCAACTGGCCAACAGTTACAACGTAAACTCGGCCAATCTTGATCGTGACAATGACCTGTTGTCTTATGGACTTATTGGATTTAGACCACGTCAATACATGCAGGCCTTGAATCTTGACGACGTAACACAGGTCAATTTGTACAGTCAGTTCTTGGGCACCAAAGGCACCTTGTTATCCGCTGAACTTTTTACTCGTGCTGACCTTGGCAAGGAAACTGGCGAATACAACATTTATGAAAACTGGGCGGTATTGGCTTCTACCTATGGTGCCAATGCCAATCGCAGTTTCTATGAACTACAGTTAAACGAAGCCAACCTACAGGCTAACCCATCAACTATACAGGTCATTCAACCCGGACAAGAAAGCGTTGCTGATCAAACAATATTGCTAAACAATGTCTGGCGCAGCAGCTACAAGTTGTCTTCCACTGAAATATTACCAACTACTTACGATACCCAGCAAGAAATGGCATTGCCAACTGCAGGTTATGTAAGTCTTAATGATGTAGATATTACAGTTTTTAATATCAACGATCCTACCAGCATTGAAGAAAATATCAATACAGTTGGTATTGGCACAGTGATCTGGGTGGCCAAAGTCAACAGTTATGATTGGAACATTTACCGTTGTTCTGAAAAGCCCGGCACAATTTTCCAAGTTCAAGACAACCTCAACGGCACAAGTATAGCGTATTTTACAGGAACACACAATCTTGCTGTAGGCGATTTGGTGATTATTCGCTACTTCGACCAAGGTGTCAATGGAGTATATCGTGTGTTGGCAGTGCCTAGCATCTCGTCGATTACCATAGCATTCTCATTTGCCAATGTGGGACAGACTACATTAACTGGCACAGGCCTGGCATTCTATCTTGAACCCATGCGTGTAAGTCAAGCCAGTGATGTGGTCAATCTTGACTATGTAAAAAATCTTCTGCCTGGTGCACGTGTTTGGGTAGACAATGATGGTGCAGGCCATTGGGAAGTAATTGAAAAACAAGATGTGTTCACTGTGGTAGAAGCGTTGTTGCCGTTGGAATATGTCAGTAATTCTTTATACGGAACAAGTATTGCTCAATCTGAAGATCATTTTGATGCCTTTGTTGGATCACCTAACTCTGGCACAGGCACAGTGCAGACTTATCGTCGTGATGAATTTACAAACTATGTTCCAAACTTATTGTTAAAATTAAATGCTACTGATGTAGCTAATTTTGGTAACTGGGTTGACATCGGAGACAAGACCTGGGGAGCCGCTGCCGCAGTTGGCAGTAATTCAAACAACGGTTATGTAATGATATTGTATTTGGTTCCAGGATCAAACGACATTGTTCAAACACAACTGTTGGTGCCACCTGAAACTAGTGTTACTGCATTTGAATTTGGACATGAGTTGGCATTCAGCACCGACGAACACTTCTTGTATGTAAGTGCTCCTGGTGTAAACAAAATTTATGCTTACGGCCGCGTGGATGTCGAAACACAAGAAGTTTCGTATATAACCGACGGAATAACCAAGAATTATGCTTACTCTGACAATATACAAATCACCACCAGCGAACCCAACCAACTAAGAGTATTTGTTAATAACTTAGAATTAATCTACGGCACAGACTATTTGATCAATGCCCAAAATGTAATTTTAAACACAACTCCAGTTGAAGGACAAAAGGTTTTAATTTCTCGTCGTCAGGCTGTTCAACTTGATCAAACTGTGTATTATTCTCTGTTCCAGGATGCCACTTCAGGATCTGGAACACTGGCTCAATTTACAGTTACCAACACACGAGGTGTGTATTATGTGAGTTTGGTCAACGCAGGTAACAATTATAACAATGGCGACACAATAACCATTGACTACACACAAATTTGCCCAGCTGGTAGTGCCGCAAACAATCTGACTATTACTGTTACCAGTGTCAGTGCTGGCGGGCATATTGTTGAGTTTACCACATCGGGTTCGGGTATTTCAAACACATCAGTGTTTGCTTTGAATCAGAGTTTATACACAGCAACTGATATCTACTCATTTACAGTTGTAGTTGACGGAGTGTATCAGAGACCTACCATTGACTACACCTTTGACAACAATACTACTGAAATTACTTTCATTACCAATCCTGATCCTGGTGCTCAAATAAGTGTAATTTCTGAAACTTATTGGAAATACATTGGCAATTTTACCGTAGCTGGGTTAGAGACTGACGCAAGATTTGGCGACAGTGTTAGCACAGCATTGGATGGCCGCCAAGTTGTAGTTGGTGCTCCACGTGATACAGTAGGAACAGTTCCACATGCTGGCAGCACTTATGTGATTGATAGAGGAGCAGTTGCTTATCAAATTACCAATACTGATCAACTGACCTACGCTATTCCAGGCACTTATGCTGAACCAGTAATGGTTTCGTTAAACGGACGTTTCTTGACCAATTCTGATCAGTTCATCAACGGTGAATTTAGTGTCACTGGAGGAAATGTAGTATTAAGTAGCTCGGTCGCATTGACAGTGGGCGACACACTAGAAATTGAAACCAACATATTCCAATTTTTAGAAAAGATCTCTTCTACTGATCCACGTGATGAATCCTCATATGGATACAGTGTCAAACTTTGTCATTCTGATTGCAGTGTGTATATCGGTGCTCCATTTGAAACTGTTGAACTTCCGCAGGATGGCGCAGTTTATCGCTGTGTAAACCAGAGTCGAGTGTATGGAATCACAACATCAACCAATGCTAACCCAAGTCTAACACCTGGCGACACTGTTCGTATCAACAATTTTGAAGTTGAAGTTCCAGCCGTAGGCACCGTGGCCAGTCTGGTATCTGCAATTAATTCTTCTGGAATTCCTAATGTTGTAGCAACATCTACTCCAGATTTGACTTTTGTTGGTGATGGATTTACAAAAATATTTAATGTAGGATCTGTATATTCTGCGGCAACTTCTTATACTACAGTTGTTTATGTTGACAACGTTTTACAAACTTCCGGAGTTAACTACACCTACAACAATACCACAAAAGAAATTAATTTTGTAACTGCACCAGCAAGCATGAGTGCTATTACAGTTATTTCTGGTCGCATGACAGTTTCTGTCAAGAATAGTCAAGCTGCTCAGTCTTCTAACAAGCTGCAAGTTCTTCCAGGCTTGAGCACAGGAAGCACAGCCTTTTATGATTTAGGATTTATTACCTATCCTGAAGTTCAAAAAATTACCAGTCCTAATCCTACTGATTATGCACACTTTGGATATTCTGTAGACATTGATACCAACAGTGTTAATTTGGTTGTAGGAGCTCCTAACGGCACAGTAATACAGCCAGTTACATTCGATCAAGGTCAAACAACATTTGATTCATACAGCACCACATTCAATGCGCCGATCTTTAACAGTGGTGTAGTTTACACTTACAATTATTTGCCAGCTGCTACTGCGTCAATTGATAATCCTGGAAGTTTTGTATTTGGTCAACAAATTTACACAACCAACTTATTGCCAGGTGATTCTTTTGGTGCATCAGTAAACTATACTTCAAATCGTTTGATGGTAGGTGCACCTGGCACTGACATAGGAGTTTCTCAAGGCAATTACGGCGCAGCTATAGTTTACGACGATCCAACCAATCGTCCAGCCTGGACAATTATACATGCTCAACAACCAGCAGTAGACACTCAATTGATTGATGGTGTATATGCCTATGACAAACTGTTGAGCAAGGTTACTTCTTATTTTGATTTTATTAATCCGTTACAAGGCAAAATTTTAGGAGCTGCTCGTCGTAACATTGACTATATTGGAGCAGTTGATCCAGCACAGTATAACGTGGGTGTAATACACAACAATGGCAGTAGTTGGGCCAGTGAACACCTTGGAGAAATCTGGTGGGACACAGACACTGTGCGCTTTATTGATCCTAACCAGGATGACATTGTGTATGCAAGTCGTCGTTGGGCGCAAACATTCCCTGGAAGTCGTGTAGACATCTATCAATGGACCGCAAGTAATGTGCCTCCTGTGAGCTACACTGGCACTGGAACTCCGTTGAGCACAGTTACCTACACAGTTAACACCGCAGTCAACCAACAGGGCATTGTTGAGACAACTTATTATTTCTGGGTTCGTGGAATCAATACCATTGATACTGGAGCAGGAAAGACCCTGAGCCCGGTTGGTATTGCCAGTTATATTGAAAGTCCTAAAACTGCAGGTATTCCATATTTGGCAGCATTAAATGCCAGCACTGTGGCCATCTACAATGCTAATAGTTTAGTTTCAGCTCAAGATACTATTCTGCACATTGGATACGATCGTCAAGCCCAAGGCGGTGACAATAACATTCACCAAGAATTCCAATTTGTTGCCGATGGCCGCCCTGACAGTTTCTTAAATGCTACATTGTATCGCAAACTACAAGACAGTTTCTGCGGAGCAGATGAATCTGGTGCTGTTGTACCTGACCCAACTTTGAGCCCAGCTGAAAAATATGGTGTTCAATTCCGCCCACGTCAGTCAATGTTTGCGGATCGCTACAAAGCACTACAAAATTATCTGATCAGAGCTAATACTGTATTGGCTCAGTATCCTATTGCTGAAACACGCAGTTTTAATTTGCTGAATAGCAGTGAGCCAATTCCTACTTCCAACAGCGGTCAATACAATTTTGTAGTGGCCACTCTTGACGAGCTTGGTTATCAAAATCTTCAAATTGTGCCAATTGGTTATCGTTATTTGGTTCTGTCTGACAGTAGTCAAGAAGGCCGTTGGACAATTTATCAAGTTGCCGAGGGCACAATACCAGGCCAACCTGTTTTAAATTTAGTTCGTATTCAAAACTACGATACAAAGTTGTATTGGAATTACATTGATTGGTATGATCCTGGATACAACAGTTCTAAATTACCATTGGTTCAAGTTCCGAACTACTCAAGTTTAATTTCTGTTTCTTTGATTGATGTTCCAGTTGGCGGCAGTGCCAAGGTTGATTCTAACGCACAAGGCAAATTTGAAATTTATTTAAGAACCGAAACTGGATGGACACGTGTGGGACTCCAGGACGGCACTATTGAATTCAAGCAAGAGCTGTGGAACTATGCCCTGGGCAATTTTGGATTCGATGCAGAAATTTTTGACGGCCAATACTTTGATCAAGAACCTGTAATTGAAACTCGCAAAATTATCCAGGCCATCAACGAAGAATTATTTGTTGACGAGTTGGCTATTGAAAGAAACAGCAGTTTGATATTGATGTTTAATTTTATCTACAGCGAGTTTACCACACCTGATTGGTTAATCAAAACCAGTTTAGTAGATGTAAATCATAACATTCGTGCTTTGTTACCATATCAAATGTATATGCAGGACAATCAAACATTTGTGCTGGACTATATCAAAGAAGTCAAACCATACCATGTGCAGATACGTGAATTTAATTTGATATATTCTGGACAAGATACCTATGGTGGTAATCTAACAGACTTCGATGTTCCAGCCTATTGGGACACCACATTGACTGTGCCACAATATATCAGTCCAATTCTGTTGCCATATACTCATGCTACAACCTCTGTTCAAAGTGATCTGAGCGATACTCCATACAATGCTGAAATCTGGTTGGCCGAGCCATGGAAACAATGGTACAACAACTATTTGTTGAGTGTTCTATCTGTGGATGTTATCAATCCAGGATCAGGATACCTTACTCCACCAAATGTAACAGTAACCGGTGATTGCACAACGCCGGCTGTGTTGACAGCAACAATCAACAGTGCTGGACAAGTGATTGCTATCACAGTTGTAAATCCTGGAGCTGGATATTCTGTTACCCCAACCATCACAATCGACACCAGTGGCAACGGTATAACTGCAACAGCTTACCCATTGATGGGCAACAGCCTAGTTAGATCTATTAAAACAACAATCAAGTATGATCGTTGTGAATACACCAGCACAGTTAGCGAATGGCAACCTAATGTAACCTACACAGATGGTCAATTGGTTCGTTATGCTGACACAGTATGGTCAGCCATTGGAACAGTTAATACCAGTGAATTTATAACTACCAACTGGACACTGGTAGATGCTGGCACACTAAGTGGTGCTGACAGAACCATGGGTTATTACTTGCCTACAGCTAACCAGCCTGGACTAGAATTACCTTTGTTGATTGATGGAATAAGTTATCCAGGTGTTCAAGTAACCGGACCTTTGTTTAATCAAAACACCGGATTTGATGTAGGTAACTTTGACATCAATCCGTTTGACAATATCAGTATTGATGCCAACGGCTTACCTACATACGACTATGGAATTTTAGATACTTTCTACGCAAGTTTCTATGGAACTCCAGCAACTGGTCCGATTCCAACAGGCACAGCTCTTACAGACATCAACGTGGCCGGCGGTGCTTATGTAGACACATTTAGTAGTCATGCTCCAGAAGAATTGATTCCAGGCGCAGAATTTGACACACTTGACATGCGTATCTATACCACTCCGGGCAGTGACTGGTCTGGTGACGGACACGGATTCCCAACAGCAACACGTCGCTATGCTTACAATCCGCTTGATCCTTTTGTAAACTTTGGCGGCTTGCTACCATACGAATTTACAGTGACCTTGTTTAATGTCTCAACTGGTGTTTTATTAGACCCTACAGTGTATGATCCTGCATCATTGGATTGGCCAACCTATACCATTGACTTAACCAGCATTGTTGAAACAGGTGACATTCAACCCGGCGATACACTTGAAGTAGTGGTCACTGGTATCGGCGGCGGAAATCAATTATACCTAAACACATATCTTGGCAGTGAGCTCACCGACGGAAATACAATTACAGTTCCATTTAACATTGACCAGATCAGTGAATTTGCTATCTGGAACGGCGAACAACCATTGTTCGACGGCGTAGATTATACCTATGCGGCTGGCACAGGAAATCAAACTGTAATAACTTTTGACGCAACTTACGACAATACCAATCGTATCAATCTGTGCGCATTGGGTTATGCTGCTACAGGAACAACGCACAGTTGGAGTCTTCCTGTGTTACAAACGTTTATTGCCGATGGTAATCTAACATACGACCTAGAATCTTATGCTAGCCTGCAGGGCACAAACATACCTAATGTTATTGTAGAGCGTAACGGCATTCGTGCTAGACCATACGAAGGTGGTCGTCACATCAGTGATGGTAGCACAGTAACTTACAACTTGCCTTGGTCTGGAAACTACAGTCAAGACTTGGTTGCAGACAACGACGTTGCTGTGTATGTTGACCAAACAGTGTTGGTGTTGGGCGTTGATTACTTTGTTGACCCATACACATCAAGCCCTAGAACAGTTACATTAGCAACTGCTCCTACTGCTGGACAAGTTATTTTGATCAGCGTTCGCACAGTGGCACAATACTTTATACAAGGCAACACAATTACTTTCCGTCCTGATCAAGGCTTGAATCCTCAGATAGGCGACAGTATCAGTATTACCACATGGAATGATCCTACTGAGCAAGGAATTTACACACAGGTATTTGTAGGCCCTACTACTGAAGGTATCACAGTCAGTGAAGGTTACGATCAAACTGTCTATGATGAAGGAACCGTAACTGGAGATCCAGGATCATTTAGTTATCAAGCAGGTGCGGTAGTTCAAACCAACAGATTTGACACAGGACAAGTTATTGTTGATCCTCAACGTTTGATGGTGACATTGGATGGCCGTTGGATCTCTTATGGAGATGGTTACAGTGTTGATGGTAGTTATATTGTAATCAATGGTCCGGTGGTTCCACCAACAACTACTTTGGTAGTAACCAGCTTTACACAAACTACCGTTAACCGTGGTATGGCCTTCCGTATATTCCAAGACATGCGTGGTGCTCAGGCTATCTATCGTATTACTCCAGAAACAACAACAACTCTGGCGCAACCTCTGTCGGCCACAGATGACATTATCTATGTAACCGATGCTTCAAGGTTGGGAGATCCAGAAGTTGATGTCAACATCTGGGGAGTAATTATGATCAATGGCGAAAGAATTATGTATCGTCAACGCAACACAGTCAACAACACAGTAAGCAGTTTGTTACGTGGCACTGCTGGCACAGCCGCTGATAACCATGACGCCGGTGCTGAAGTAACTGATATGAGTAGAGGAAATCTTTTACCTATTGAGTATCAAAACTACGTTGTAAGCAATATTGATACTGATACACGACAGTATCCATTAGGTGACGGATCTACTACACAGTTCACGGCCAGCGCAATCAACTTGGGTGTTGCTGAAGACAGCACCAATTTAGAACTGGCTGTAGAAGTTTATGTCGGCGGCACACTGCAATCATCGGGTTACACAATAATCAGTGAAGATCCAGTGATAGTATCCTTTGCTACACCACCTGCCGCAGGCAGTGCTGTGGCTATTTTGGTGCGCCGCGGAGTAGATTGGTATAATCCAGGTGTTGGAACTCCTAGTGACGGAGTGCCCTTACAAGATACTGACAATCCTATTGCAAGGTTTTTACGGGGTAACTAACCAAGGTAAATAAATCATGAACGAAAATACCACGACTAATAAGCCCGAAGCACCTGTAGAAAAACGCCCCAATGACACAGGGTCAATTCGTGTAGAGGGATTTGTGAAGATTTTTGATCCAAATACTCAAGAGAAATTTGTGGAGCAACGAGCATGATTCAACCGGGCTTATGTAAAATTGAAGGATTTGTAAAAATACACGATCCTAACACTGGCGAAGTTTTAGTAGACAAAAAGAATGCCATTCACTATGAGAACATTTCCATAGCAATGGCTGAAACCTTAAGTAATCGCACCAGCGCACAAGGCGGTGGGTGGATTTACGAAATGGCCTTTGGCAACGGTGGTTCAGCAGTGGATCCTACCGGAGTTATCACTTACTTGCCACCAAATACCACTGGTCAGAATGCTGATTTATACAACGAAACTTATTTCAAAGTAGTTGATGATAATTCAGCCGCTGATACAGATCCAAATTACAATAAAATGACAGTGTTACACACCAGTGGCAACGTTTATACTGACATTTTAGTAACCTGTTTGTTAGACTACGGCGAACCAGCTGGTCAGCAAGCATTTGATAATAGCACTAATTTCAACGGCGAATACGTATTTGATGAGTTGGGTTTAAAATCTTGGGCAGGCAGCGCCACCAATTTAAGACTCATTACACACGTGATTTTCCACCCTGTGCAGAAGAGCTTAAACCGTCAGATTCAGATTGATTACACGCTGAGAATCCAGACTCTAACGAATTTAAGTGCCGCATAAATATGTATAGATTATCTTGCGATAAATAAGAATAGGACGGAGTAACATAAATGGCATATACAATTAACTTAACGAATGGTAGTATTTTCGCAACTATTGCGGATGGTACCATTAACACAGCAAGTTCAATGACACTTATCGGTAAGAATTATGCCGGTTATGGTCAGTTCTTGGATGACAACTTTATTCACTTGTTGGAAAACGGTGCTAACAGCACACCTCCAGGAGCACCTTTGACAGGTCAGCTTTGGTGGGACAGTTCCAACAACTTGTTGAAAGTCTACAACGGTAGCGTTTTCAAAACAATTAGTGCTGCCACAGCGGCATCAAGTGCTCCTGCTAGTAACGTAACTGGCGACTTATGGTATGACACAGTCAACCAACAGTTAAAAGTATGGACAGGTTCCGCATGGTTAGTGGTTGGTCCAGCGTTTACAAGTGGCCAAGGTGTTACTGGCGCAATCGCAGATACCATTGTTGACAACGTAGCAGTAAGTCACGTTGTTATTAAATTATATGTAAACGATTCTGTTGTTGGAATTGTTTCTAAAGATGCTGCATTTACTCCACAAGTTGCTATCACTGGTTATACCACAATCCGTCCTGGTATTACATTGAGCACTCTTGTTGGTAGCCAAGTTCCCCTATTCCAAGGAACAGCAACTTTGGCACAAGGCCTTGTTGGCGGTCAGCCATACATGCTCAACAATGCCAACACAAGCACAACAGGCACAGTCAGCGTATTGAACAACACAGGTTTATTTGTCGGCTCAAACAGTGACTTGAACCTTTATGTAAGTGGCACTTCAACATTTATTCAAAATCAAACTGCCAATGGCAATATGTATTTCCGTGTTAACGTAGGCGGCACACCAACCAATGCGTTGACAATCAACGGAAGCACAGGCGTTGTTAGTGGTAACCAAATCAATGCCAACTACGCTGACGTCGCAGAACGTTTTGAAGCTGACACAGTATTAGAGCCTGGAACAGTGGTTGAGCTTGGTGGTTCAAAAGAAATCACCAAAGTATCTACAGAATTAAGCGATTCTGTGTTCGGTGTCATAAGTACACGAGCAGCATATTTGATGAACAGCCAAGCAGGCACAGACGCTACACATCCCCCAGTTGCAATGACTGGACGAGTTCCTGTTAAAGTTATCGGTCTAGTTAACAAAGGCGATCGTCTTGTAAGTGCTGGCAATGGTTATGCTCGTTCTGCTCAAGCAGGCGAAGCTACAGCATTCAATGTAATTGGTCGTGCGTTAACTGGTAAAACAGAAGCGGGCGAAGGCACAGTTGAAGCCATTGTTACAATCAAATAATTTTAGGAACGAACAATGACATATTCAGCAGGTAACGTAATTTTAGCAGCAGACTACAATAATTTTGTAGCAAACACTTCATCCAACTGTATCAATCAGGTCTGGTCAACTGGATCCACTGATAGTGGGTGGGGACAAACCGCAATAGGAAACGTTTCTGCTGCTGCCACAGTCACAGCCACACAGTGGGCTTCGTTGGTTAATAACTTAGGAACAATGGGTAGCCAAACTAACGTGGCTATCACTTCAAGAACTGCTCCTGTAGCAGGAAACACAATTGCAATTTTTGCCAATGTTCAAACAGATATTAATAATGTTACACTTTATCGTGGCAACGCAGCTGCTAGTGGAACACGCTATGCTACATGGACTGGTAACGTGGCTAAAACAGCCGCAACATCAACCAATGCTGCAGGTTGGAACATCACATTTACCAATACCATAACATTCCCTAGTGCCGATCAAGCACGTTATTTCTTTAATGCTGGTGGTTTGGTTCGTATTGACATGAGTAAGACAAGTACTGGCACTGACAAAGATCCAGACTGGAATACATTTGTTGGCACAGTCGGCACACTCTACATGAGTGGTCGTGTTAACGGTGCGGCACAAACAATCGCTGGCACAAGCTATACCGGCTTTACTCGTGTAGGCGGATCAGGAACACCAAGTCCAAACTTAACAACCACTGGTTGGTATACATTAAGTGCTGGCGCAGCCGCAACAACAATGTGGCAATTGGCCTCTACAGTAAGTCCATATTCAGGCGACTACATTCAGATTACTGCCGCTAAAAATGCTGGCTCAACTACACTGACATTGGTATCAACCTGGCACGATAACGGTTATACATTGCCGGGCGAAAACAACGCAATTTCAGGTGGAACAGACACAACAAGTCCATACAGTTCTTTTGGAACAGCACCTGCGGTTGTAGTAAGTTATCTTCCACCAAGCACAACTTATCTAACCAACACCTGGGGCACACCAACTATTGCTGCTTCTGTAGCTTAATAGTAGCCGAAAGGCACTGTAGCTTTACCAAAAGCCCCGCAAGGGGCTTTACCTTATCACCATTTTGTAGTATAATAATCCTATGGATACTGAAAACTTAATCGCACACAGTCGTGCTCGTTTTGAACACGCGGCCGCTAAACGACTTCTTAGAGAAAAATACCAAGGCAAACTAACTTTTGCCTATCGTGGTGGTATGTTTAACGCAGGTCCAGAATTGATCAATACCTTAAACACTTGTCCGTGGGACGAAGCAGTTATTTTAGATTTATATGAAAATCCTGTTCGAGTAGCACCTGTAGAACTTAAACACTTGGCCGAACAACGTTGGCAAGAACAAATGACAGCTTGGCTAGCAGAATACGAAGCTATATCAAAAAACAGATGACCACCGGCGCTGTAATTTTTGCCTACAACAATGAACTCATTGACTATGTTGCTATGGCCGCATGGACTGCTGAAAATATTCGTAGACATCTTGACATTCCTGTGGCACTTGTAACTGATCGTCCCACTGAATTAAAATTTGAACAAGTAATCATTGCTGATGCAGGCGGAGCAAATGGACGTTGGTTTGGAGATTACAATACCAATGTTGCCTGGCACAATCGGTCAAGAGTCAATGCTTATGAACTTAGTCCTTGGAATCAAACTTTGGTCTTAGACGCTGATTATGTTGTGGCCAGCAACCAGTTACGAACTGTGTTAGATTCTAAACAAGATTTTCTAGCGCATCGGTGGGCCTATGACGTTACTGGGTTACGAGACTTTGAAGATTTAAACTACTTTGGTGCATATGATATGCCCATGTGGTGGGCCACTGTAATGATGTTCCGTCGCAGTGAACAAGCTAGATTGATATTTGAAACCATGGCCATGATTAGAAACAACTGGGATCACTACAGAAATATCTACAGTAATAGATTACATGCCTATCGCAATGATCATGCTCTAACTATAGCACTAGGAGTAGTCAACGGACACACATTAAATCACCCTGGCATTACCTGGGACTTGGCTAGCCTAACACCCGATCATCAACTAACACAGTTAGATAAGGATCATTACAGAGTAGACTTCCTGACGACAGATCAAAAGCCTCGATGGATTGAGCTACACAATCAAGACTTTCATGCCATGGGAAAGAAAACATTAGGAGACATAGTTGCCAATCCTTGCTGAACGTGGATATCTAATACCGGCTATAGGCCAGCAGTATGAGCAGTGTGCCAAACAGTTAACTGACAGTATACGACGTTTTCATCCTGAAGCCAACATCACTGTCTTGACTGAATCTATGTTACCGTATGGACGACAAGGCGGATTTGCCGATGACTGGCAAGTGTTTGCGGCCAGTCCTTACAGACAAACTATTAAATTAGAAGCTGATATGATCTGTGCTGGCCCAATTGATCATTGGTGGACTTTGTTTGAGCGTAGAGATGTTGTAATCAGTCGCGGTGCTAGAACATTTTATGACCGTCCGGCCAAGTCTAGACGTTACCGCAAAATATTTGATGAAAACAATTTGCCTGACGTTTACAATGCTGTTACCTATTGGCGTGTAAGTCAAACTGCTCGAGAGTTTTTTATCTTGGTGCGTAACATATTTGAAAACTGGGCCGAATATCGTCGATTGTTAAAGTTCCCAGACGACGAACCTACTACCGATGTTGTATATGCCATGGCTGCAGTAATCATGGGCGAAGAAACAGTTACACTACCTTCTGGGCTAGGTCCAACTATTGTGCATATGAAACGCCATATCAATCGATTACAAACAGAAAACTGGACCAAAGAATTGATCTGGGAAAAGAATCCTTTTAGAATCAACACAGTGGCACAATGGGGCTTGGTTCATTATCATGTAAAGGATTGGGTGTATGAGTGATCAGCCAATGACCGAAGAAGAATTCTGGGCCATACTACAGGCACCGATTGAAACCAAGCCTATATTTTATCGTTTGTATTATAATGATGATGGCACGCCTATTTGTTACAGCATGGAGCAATTACCTCATAATTATATAGAGCTTACCCTGGAACAATATCATCTAAGATCAGACCATGTTCGAGTAATCAACGGACAATTAGTTTATGTCAACCCAGCGTCTTACACTAAAAAATTAAGGCCTGATACTGAAGGAACTGCCTGCGATCCTCGCGATATTTGTGTTGTAGTAGAACAGTACAAACCTAACATTAAATGGAGATTAAAAACCAATGAAGCAAGTTGATGTAGCAGATTTAGATTGCATATATCTCAGCTACGACGAGCCTGAGCGAGAGGAATTTTGGGTTAAAATTAAAAACATTATTCCTTGGGCACGTCGTGTAGACGGAGTCAAAGGTTCAGATGCCGCACACAAAGCCGCCGCAGAAGCCAGCGAAACAGAACGTTTTGTTTTGATCGACGGAGATAACATTCCCTTTCCAGATTTTTTCAATCAGACACTGGTATTCAAAGATCAAGAATGGGAATCTGCGGTGTATCGTTGGCGAGCAAAAAATTCAGTCAATGGATTAATGTATGGCAATGGTGGTTTAAGTTGCTGGACTAAAGAGTTTGTTCGTAACATGCAAACACATGAGAACACAGATGGCTCTGCAGAGAATGATGTAGAGTTTTGCTTTTACCCTAACTACTGGGCCATGCATGATTGCTTCTCAACCACATTTCCTAATCAAAGTGAATTCCATGCATGGCGAGCAGGCTTCCGTGAAGGTGTCAAGATGTGCCTTAACAAAGGTGCTCGACCAGAGATTAACGAGTTTAAAGATCAGGTCCATCAACGTAACCTAGATCACCTGACTATTTGGCACAATATTGGACGTGATGTTGACCATGGTATATGGGCCATTGCCGGTAGCCGCATGGGCACTTACATGACCATGTTGACCAACTGGGATTACAAACAAGTTCAAGACTTTGATGCCTTGGCTGACCTGTGGAAAACTGTTGAAACTTCAGATCCAGAAATCTTAGCTGGTCGTGTAGCCGAAGATTTAGAACAACAATTAGACTTGCCTATTACCATGTATGGCCCAGAAGAAAGTAAGTTTTTTAAATTTCACTATCGTAGTAATTGGAACAACATGGGTGTCATGGTTAGAGAAATGGATGTAATACGTCGTCAGGAAGGTTGGTAATGATTATAGCATTTTATCCTGGCGGTGGCGGCAATCGTTTTTACAAATGGCTACAGGGTCAGACTGCCTTTGAACCGAACCAAGGATATGATCATACCAATCCGCGACAGTCTTTTGTTAATAGATATCCAAGAAAAGAAACAAAAGCACAACTGGTTCAAGAGCCTGTTGTGTTTACGCATTGTGTTAATTTTGATTTTATAACAGAATGTTGGCCTGACCAGGATAAAATTTATTTTATTTTCACAGACAAAAATCAAAGTTTAAAGCGACAGTGGGCATTGTTTCAAAATAAAAACAGTGCCAATCGACATCCAGTGGGTGGGCCATTTAGTGTTATCACATGGCACAATGATTATTACACAGAATACCCATGGGATACTAAAACAGGCACTGTGGTTGATTCAAATACCTTCCCAGATTTTATAAAAATGATTCAACAAGAGTTGGACAGCATTTCGTGTCCAGAATTTGATTTTGCGCAACGCATGTTCGAACAACACGGACCCACAGCACCTATTTTAGATCTTTACAATCAGCACTATGTCAAATAAGGGTGACCAAAGTAACTTTTTAAGCTCAGCTGAAGAAATGAAAAATCAGTTGGGCACTGCCATGTGCCTGGCCAAGTGGAAACAGGTTAGCCTACACTTGCCCACAGGACTCAACAACAGTTGCTATCATCCACCCTTACACGCTATACCTGCTGAACTTCTGGCCAACAATCCTTCAGCACTACATAACACACCACACAAAAAAGAACAACGCAAAATAATGTTGCGTCAAGAACGCCCAGAAGAATGCAGTTACTGCTGGGCCATGGAAGATCAAGGCAAGTTGTCAGATCGTCACTATCGGTCAGGTGAGCCATGGGCGGCCAAAGACTTTGATACAATTATGAATTCAACCGGAGAAGAAGATGTCATCCCTAGCTATGTGGAAGTTAATTTTAATCATGCTTGTAATCTCAAATGTAGTTATTGTAGTCCTCAGTTTAGTTCAAGTTGGCAACAGGAAGTTGAGCAATACGGGGGATATCCTACAAGCACTATTCATAACGATCCTAATCATTTTGTTGGTCGCAATCGCCCTATCCCCGTTCGTGATCATAACCCTTATGTAGATGCTTTCTGGTCCTGGTGGCCCGACTTGTATCCTGAACTAGAGCACTTCCGCATGACCGGTGGTGAACCACTATTAGATAAGAATACATATAGAGTTTTTGACTATGTGTTGGCCAACCCTAGTCCTAAACTGCATCTTAATGTAACAAGTAACTTTAGTGTAGATGAAAAGTCGTGGAACAAGTATTTAGGTTATGTTAAGCAGTTGTGTGAGGGTGAAAAGATTGAACACTTCATGCAGTATGTTAGCCTGGATGCCTGGAGCACACAGGCCGAGTATATCAGACACGGTCTAGACTTTAGACTGTTATGGGATCGTGTAAATCAATTCTTGACAGAGATTCCAGGACGCAATTCAATAACCTTTATTGTTACCATGAATAATCTAAGTGTAACAACCTTGGATAGTTTATTTGCTGGCATCTTGGGACTTAGACATATCTACAGTAACACATACCAGCGTGTATGGTTTGATACTCCGGTGCTACGTCAACCAGTGTGGCAACGACTGGACATCCTACCAGAAAGCTATGCTGACAAATTAGAACACTTGTGGGCATGGATGCTTAAACAACAAGAAACACCAGACACACGCTTCAAAGGATTCAAGGACTATGAAATAGCTCGACTAGATCGTGACATAGCCTGGATGCGAGCTGGACAACAACAGCCTGCTGAAATAACCAATCAACGCAAGGCTGATTTTTATCGTTTCTTTAGTGAGTATGATCGTAGACACAACACAGACTTTTTATCTACGTTTCCAGAAATGAGCACTTGGTGGTCAGAATGTGAGTATTATGCTAAACAATCGTAAAGTAATCGCCGACACATTTTGTGAAGTGTATAATCTAATCAAGCCCATGGTTGATGAAGAGTTTTGGGATTTTAGTCAGATACAAGATCGTATAGAACCTGGTGCTGTATATCTTATAAGCCGAAAAGAGTTTTACAATCACACTGAACGCATTAAACAAATTGCTGACCAGAATATTGCTACTATCATAATGAGTAACCCGCACGAAGGTTCGTGGACCATACTAGGACAATGCACCAGGCTGGGCATTGTTAATTTGGTCAACGAGGGCAAAATATTAATAATCGGCGGAGGTGACATGGATGACTCATACCCATGCCTGCGCTATGATAGTTTCTTGCCAAAAGTTTTAGACTACGAAGAAAATATCAAGGCCGCCGAAGACTATCGCTTGGGCTGGACTGACACCCGCCCTTATAAATTTTTGTTTTTAAATGGTCGAGGACGTCCACACAGGCAAAAACTAATTGCTAGACTAGAGCCCTTGCTGGAGCAATCAATCTGGACCAACCTAGATAGCGCAGCTGGACCTATCAAGATACTGGGTCCAAAATATGAATTTGATTTTTACAATGACAAGACCGCAGTAGCTGATTCTGGTTATGTCAAATACGAATTGTTTAACAATCAGTGGGGAGAAATATATCTACGTGCTGAACCCTACTTGGACACTTACTTTAGTTTGGTCAGTGAAACAGTGTTTGAATATCCCTACAGTTTTCGCACAGAAAAAATGGCCAAGCCCTTGGCAATAGGACATCCATTTGTTGTGGCCAGCAATCAAGGCTACTATAGAGATCTACGCAACTTGGGATTTCAAACCTTTGATCAGTTGATTGATGAATCATTTGACTTGATCGAAGACAATGATGCTCGCTTAGAACGCCTGGCTTCGGAAGTAGAATGGCTATGCCGCCAGGATCTTGCTAAATTCTCACACGAAGCCTACACAATATGTAAATACAATCAGCAACGTCTTGCCGAGTTAAGAATTCAAATACGACAAGAATTTCCCGATCGATTCCAAAATTTTATCAATGAACGACTTAGAGTTTAAACAACAGGTCCTGGACCCTAAAGGCACCTTCTGCGCTGCCAAATGGTATAATGCTACCATATGGTTAGGCTCTGGCCAAACAACCAGTTGTCATCACCCTCCGGCACATGCAATCGATCTGGAGGCTATTCGAACTAATCCTCGAGCTATACACAATACCAGTCAAAAGAAACAAGACCGTTACGAAATGCAGACCGGAGAACGTCCACCTGGTTGCGAATACTGCTGGAAGATAGAAGACATGGGTCGCGACGCTATAAGCGACCGTGTATATAAGAGTAAAATTTATCCTATAGAGGCCCTAGATGAAGCATACAACACAGACCCCACAGAAGACGTCAATCTTCGCACACTTGAAATCGCATTCGATCGCACTTGCCAATTCGCTTGTAGCTATTGTAACCCTGCTTTCAGTAGCACATGGGTTAAAGACATACGATCCAACGGTCCCTATGAGCGCCTGGTGTCTGATGGGCGTGGTCACTTTACTCATACTCACGATAGCAGTCAACTATACCGGTTTGGTGAAGTTAATCCCTATGTTGAAGCGTTCTTCAAGTGGTGGGAAACAGACTTACATAGAACACTCCAAGAACTAAGAATTACCGGCGGCGAACCGCTTATGTCAGGCGAAACCTGGAAGCTGTTAGATTGGTTCAAAAACAACAAAGGCAAGAGTTCTACACGCCTGGCTATCAACAGTAACTTAGGTGTAGATGTTGATGTGGATCGCCTGTTGGACAGCATCGAAGGACTTGAAGTAGATGTTTACACCAGTAATGAAGCTGTAGGCGCACAAGCAGAGTATATACGTGATGGTCTAGACTATGAGCACTGGTTTGCCAATGTAAGAAAACTATTGGATAGCGATCGCATTCGTGCTGTGCATTGTATGTGCACCATTAATGCCTTGTGTTTAGATACACTGCCTAGACTGTTGGGCCTACTAAATCGACTTAAACAAGTGTATGGCAAGCAACGTGTGAGCTTTACGTTAAATATATTACGCTTCCCTAGTTTCCAAAGTCCTCTGGTCTTGCCGTATGAACAAAGAACACAGTATCAATATGAGTTAGAAGCATGGTTAGAAGAAGAATGCAGAGACCCTGCGTCATTGTTACACGAACACGAACGCAATCACACACAACGCTTGATTGATTACTTAGATGTAGTAAAGACTCCGCACTCAGAAGCATTTGAACTAGACAAGTTGCGTAATGACTTTAAACAGTTTTACACACAATACGATCAACGTCGTGGCAAGAACTTTACAGCCGCATTTCCTAGACTAGCAGAATGGTACCAAACACTATGATAACAGAATTACAACAAAAATATCACTGTCATGTTGTTGACCTAGATGCTTGGCATGATCAACCTGTATTCAAAAGAAAATTATGGTTGAAAAAACAATTAATGTCAGTGTATAAATCCTTTTATCAAGAAAATGAAAGAGTAGTTTTTACCTTAACAAAAGGAGATGTTTACGAAAATCAAACCAGCGCAGCAGGCCTGCTGGCGACTGACTTGTATAAACAGCTAAATGAAATTGATATCAGTAACTATTTTGTAATACTGTTGACCACCGACAGCACAGTGCTAGAAGCCTGCTCCTGGCTACAAGAAAACGTCAGTCAAGATCCAGTGCCTATTACATGTCAACTTTTATCCACAGAAACAAATCAAAA